AGACAGGTTTTTAAAAGCTGACAGGTGGTTAATTGTTTCTGGTGTTATCTTGAAGGATGAGACAGTATCACTAGCTTGCTGCACATCGTACACTACCATTATAAGTTGTTGCCCTTGGTAGGGGTGCGGCACAATCTTGTAAAGTATCTTATACTTCTGACCACTATCTAATCTGTGGTTTATACTGTAACAGATGAACTCCATGGGTGCATTGTCTGTCGTCACATTCTGTGAGTCAAACAAGTCAGTGACCACTGCCTTATAGACCGTTGCTTTAGCAAAGTCTTTATAGCTTACATTACGTTCACCGAAGGGTACCTTACATAATAGTTTCTTATTGTCAGTCAACTGTTTTAATTTAAAGTTACTGTCTACCAGATGCAGTGTGTCAGCAAGTGTTACCTCATTAAGTGTCCAGGACTTAACATCCCCTACACTTAACTGGTTTCCTTTAGGGTCTTGCGACTCTCTTATCTTGGTGGCAATAATTTCTGTAGGCATAGAGAAGACACTGTCTGTCACAGCTGTGACTTGGATGTTAGATAGCATCATCTTGCCTATGTTGTTCGGTTGAGCTGCGTCATGTAAGGTTCCTAATTTAGCTGAGTACATGTCTTCGGCTGTCGGCACATAGGTTGCTGCCGTGTCGATACATGTAATGAACTCTTGTTTTGTGTGGCCATACTTGGTAAAGTAATCGGTGAGATCTTCTCCCTTTTCCATACCGTCATGGAAACTTGTGATGACCCTGATGTGAGGGGTGTGTTTCACCAATTGAAGTGCAAGTTTTTTTGCACCTCTGAAACCTGCCTCATCATTGTCATAACATATAGCCACATATCTGCCTTTGAAATAATAAGGTGTAGTAGCTAGGGTTCCTTCACCACCTGTTAAACAGATAGCATTGAAGCCCTGACTTCTAGCTACTGACATGTCTTTCTCTCCAGCACAGATGAGAGTCCATCTAGTTGGAGAGGTAGTGCACCATGAATCAAACGGTATGATAAGTCCCGCTACTGCACCCATTCTACTACGGCACTTAGGTCGCTGGTCAGGGATGTATGTTCTAGCGTCAAGCATCTTACCGTACATAGTTACTGGATACTGCAGTTCATTACCTGTAACAGTGGTGATCATGAGCTCTCGCTGTGTTTCTTCAGAGATACCATAATCTAATGCAGCTTGTATAGGGTACTCAACATTGGACGCACCTTGTTTCCATATGTGTATGGACTCAGCTCCTTGAAAGTGAGGTCTGAGATTGTGTGCGTCAGATGTGAGACACCCAGTAATTTCTTTTATAAAATCTACTTCGCTGTATCCTCTATCACAGGCCATACAATGAAAGACTTTCTTTTCATCGTGCACTGAGGCGGAAGGATTGTCTTCATAGTAATCAGAACCATCAGCGGTACTATGGGGGAAAGGACAGCATACTGCATTCTCCCCGTTTGATTCAATATCAAAGTACCAACTGAAGAAGGACATATCTAGTAGCTGCCTGTGTCTTGATGTGATGCAGATGCTACCTCACCTACTGCGTAGAATATGTCACTCTCAAAGATGTCAACTGTAGCCTCTGTTTTAGGAGGATTATAATAATCATTCTCCTTATGCTTGATGTCTGCATATATCTCTTTGCCTTTAACCAGCATAGCTAAGTCAGTTAACTCTAATGATCCTGTTAATGGTATACGACAAGCTGTTAAGAATCTCTGCAACTTGTACTGTACATTAGGGTTAGATGTGATGAAGACGTTGTCCCACATTCTTGAGCCTGTTGCATTCTCATATGATACGTTTAGCCATTGGTTAATAACAGCACCACTGCCATCTACTTTTTGTTTTACTTGTGCATCAATGATCTTTAAGAACACCTTACCTTCAGGGATGATAGGGTAATTACCACCCGTTGATTCGGGCTTGCTTGTAGGTAGTCCATCTAATTGTATACTCATACTGTCCTCCTTATTTCTTAATCATGCTATTGAACATAGCACCAGTAGTTTGTAACGTTGACTGTGTTGATGACATGAACGTATTCACAATCAACTCCACCTTACTAATAAGTGCTCTGTTCTCTGCCTTCAAGGATTGATTGCTATTGAAAAGAACTAAGTGCTTGTTCTTAGCTATATCAATTTCCTCTGTTAATTCATCTACTTGCTTTCTAAGTGTACCAAGCTCTGCTCTTGCTTGTCTTAACTTAGTAGCATCTGTAGCAACTGCTTTCTTTTTAGTTTTCTTTTCTACAGTGCTAGCAGTGTCATCAGTTTCACCTGATTCTGTGTTTGCTTTGATTTCATCTACGTTATTTGTACCTGTTAAATCTGACATGGGTGTCCTCCTTATATTAATAGTTGTGATAATAATCTACGTGCTACACTTAAAGGTATATCTTCAAGGGCTGTGTCAGCGTGTCCTTCTTGTTCTTTAAGGACAATCCATACTGTGCGCTTAGAACCTGAAGAGTCTAATATAAATTTAATTTCTCTTAGCATCTCCTGGCGTTGTTGCTCTTTGATTACTTCAGGGTCTGCCCCTTCTTCTAGGTAAGACTTGAGTTGTCTCATAGTTTCTAAGTCAAACTCATATACTTGGTCCTCTTCAAAGAGAGCGTATCTTGATTTAAGTACCTTAGCTATGGGTAGTTTGCCCGACACTGATCCTGCTTGTTGCATCTGCAGTACTAGGTCTGGCTCATACTTAAGGTCAGGCATCATGATCTGTTGTACACCTAAAGACTTAACGCCTTCCCCTGTTATCATCTCATGTTTTTCTTTGACACGTACTGTAGATATCATGTGGATATCTGAGTCACGTATCATCTCATAGATAGAATTCTTTTCTCTGGTGATGTCGGGTGTGCCCCAAGCATTGAACTTGTTAGTCTTAGTGTTGGCTGCTTCAGCCTTACCTACTAACTCAAGTACACCTGATGAACCTATCCATGCATGTGTGATTGAATCTTGTACTAGTGCCTTAGCACCCTTGGTGATGGCTGTCTCTTTAGCCTTAACATAATGTGTAGGTCTAAAGCCGTGCACTCTGGTAAGATCAAACTTTTTAAATGGGCCGAAGACACCACCTAAGTGTGTTGTCAGTCCTCTGAATAAATTCAGTGACCTGTTCTCCGTATCCAGTGCTGATACATCTTCCCATTTCTCGCCGGCTAATACCCATGCTAACATGAGTGCTAAGCCTGACTTACCTTTCCCTGATAAGCCTTCGATAACAATGGATGCTTTACACTGAGCACGTTGGACTTCCTGAAATTCAGGATTAAAAATGTTACTCATCCTAACTCCTCCTTACATAATTTATATAATCATTGGCCACATCTGTCAAAGACTTACGCTCATAGTATGATTCATACAGTGCTTGGTCGTAAGTATTCTTCAGGCATAAGCCTATGATATTGTAGGGTTTAACTTTCTCAATTGATGTGGCAATGATCCTATCCTTTGCTTGATCAATGTCGCCAACAGGAGGGAACACATCAGTAAAGATAAGGGTGGAGGCCTTGTCTAATGTGAGTCCCTCTTTGCCAGCATCTATTTGGATGAGGAGTACTCTAATCTTACCACTTTGAAAACTGTTAATCAAGTTGCTTTTTTCCACCGATGACAACCCACCCACGAACAAGCCACACTCAACCTTAAGCTCTGACTCAAGTTCACGTAGGTAGGTGGTGAATCTACTGAAGATAATAATACTTTTCTCTTCATAGTCTTTGATGTATTGGTTGAGCCATATGGTCTTAGGGTTTTTAGTTTTAATAAAAGTACTAGGCACTGTGCATAGCTGTCTCATTCTGGTGAGCTGGTCAAGTATAGCCTCTACTCTCATGTCACCTACCTTGAAGTATGTGCTGAGTTCTTTGATGCTCTTGGTCTGCGCACTGGTAGGTTCGAGGGGCACAATAGTAATCTCCTCTTGTTCAGGTAACCATGGCATAACATCCACACGCTTACGCATGATGCAGTTATCATCCAGTACCTGTACGTATGCTTGCTCTTTGTCAGGTAAGAAACCAGATGGTTCCTGTATGTGTGACATACCAGCACGTTGCCTGATATGTCTAGGGAGCGGCACATCATGTACCTCGAAGTAAGTCTCAACAAATCTCCAGTAAGAAGTAAACTTCGTAGGCTGAAGAGCATGTAGCAGTGACCATACTTGTGAGGGATGATTGGGTGCCGGGGTCCCTGACAATAACAAAAGATATTCTATGCCTCGTGATTGTTTTAGTGAGGTAAATGATTTTGTTTTTCTCCCGACCGCCCTGTGTGCTTCATCTGCGATGAATCCATCTGGTTTACATTTGAGTATTAATCTTCTTAGCTCTGATTGATTTGTCTCAGCTCTGTAAAGATCATACGATATTATAAAGCATCCTCCTTGTTGACTAAATTGTTCTATGAGTTCTAGTCTCTTACTCTTTGTAAGCGATGAAGACATAAGATGAACCTTATGATCTGACCATCGTTCGACTTCGTATGCCCATACTGATGTCATGGAAGCAGGAGATACTATTACAATCTTCTTAGCCATAGCAGTCATTGCCACTATGGATGTGGGTGTCTTACCTGTACGCTGCTGATTAAAAACTCCAACTCGTTTGAGTCGGAGAATATTATCTACATCTTCTTGTTGGTATGGTCGTAGCTTATCATAATATTTATTCATGCTACCTCCTATACTGGTTCCTCATCTACCCAGTTATCTAACTCGGATAAGATGTCAGTGGTTTCTTCCTGGTAATCTACTGATGTGCCACGTTGTTCTGAAGTAAGTGGGACATAGGTATAAATGATGTGTGGCCCTACCTTATCCTTGGTGGTGTCGAGCTTAGCCAATGCGTTGATCATCTGAGCTGCACCTACGGCACGCTTATCATCTGATGCATCACGTATCATTTGTCTCAGCTGGTGTTGCTGAAAGAGTACGAGCTCTGAGTCTATAAAGGATGACACCTTAGGGTGGGTAATAAATTCTTTCCACTCATGTGCTGGTACCCCTGTCTCCTTAGAGAGTTGGTAATGGTTCATGAACAAACTATCTTCAGGATCAATAGCATCAAAGATGGATTGTAACCTGTTCAGGTGATGTTCTTCTGGGGTGAATGTTATATTCATAAGCGCCTCCTAGTTTATGTTGAATAGATTCTCTATGTCTTCCATGTATTGCATGATGTCCCTTGATGTAAGTATATCAAACCTGGGTTGTATGTACAACTTACCTTGCTTGAAATCCTCGTAAGCATTGAGCACTACGTTGGGACTGCACTTGATGTCCTTGCGTATCTGTGCCTTACTCTTGTCAGTAACTGTGCCCATGCATACGATGTACTCATCTCTAAATATTTTTAGTGTGGAGTCTAATGATAGTATCCTTCGGGCAGCACCCAGTAGTAGGGTGGCATTGATGTTGTTCATCATGTCTAAGGATGTCTGAAAGAATAGCTGTGCTGTGCTCATATTATGCGAGGTATACAAATTCATTATGTATTTGTGAAATAGTATTTCATAATACCTAAGGTATATATTTTCGTTTATCATGATGTATCCTTTCTTACCATGTCTCCTCATATTCATGTTAGTCACCCGAGAGCTCAATTCAAAGGACGCTGTCTGCTCCTGTAGGCATGGTTCTTTTAATTTAGATCACGGGTTACTAACGAACATTGATTGTAGTGTGATACTGCTACGCCTCGTAACAGTTACCTAGCAGTTGCTATAAACATGTGATTGTTTACTGATAGATAAATAGCACATGGTATTAACCTAAGACTACCTTGACTGCGTGTTGGTAGTTCTTATTATATTTTACTTCATACTTCTTAATCATTCTCTTGTAGTACATTGGTTCAATGTTCTTCAGATAAGACAGCTTACCTACTAATGATGTGGTGTCTGTGTATGCCCATTGTTCTGAGGTACCGAATGTCTTGAGGAACAAGTCAAGTAAGAATCCATATTCTTTTTTCTTCTTGTTACCTATGGTGATGTTGCGTTGGTTGTTGTACATCAGCCCTAAGTTCCAGTTAGAACCAGAGAATGATTGGTACCTTGTCTTACGGTTGTTAACCTTGAGTGGCAAGTCACATACCTTCAGTGTCTCATTGACTGCCTCTACTAATTCACTGAACCTAAAGGTGTATGGACTAGAGATAAGGATATCATCAGCGTACCTAGTATAGTAATACTTATCTCTATTAAGATACTGAAGTTTAATAGTAAGCTGATGATCAAACTCTACCATGAGTAGGTTAGATAGTAGTGGTGATAGAGGTGAACCCTGTGGTAGTACCCCTTCATGGTTAACTGCTACCTCTGCTAACTCACTGAGTGTGTTGTTATCCATATGATTGAATGGGAACACACGTGGTAGTAAGGTGGTGATTACTTCTTTAGTTATACTTGGAAAGAAATCTTTGATGTCCATCTTAAGGAACCATCGTGCCTTGTTCTCTTGGTGATAGACCATCGCATCCTTTACACATCGTCCTCTGGTGTATGCATAGCATGCATTGTGTGGTAAACATTTTAATCCATTGACAATCAAGTCGGTGATGTCTCTGAGCTGTAGCTTGTAGTCATCTTCAGGTGCCTCTATCTGTCGGGTCCCCCCACTAGACTTAGGTATCCTGAAGTATCTGAACTTCTTTTCTACATCTCTTCTTAGTATATCATTGAGAGCAGTGACTTGTTCTATGAAATCTTCTGGTACTCTTGCTTGTACTAACTCAATAGTATTGATGGTAAAGAAATTCTTAGAACGTAGGCTAAATCCTGCATCACCCATGAGTGTTCTAAGAATATCTGAGTTACTAACTTGGTTCCCTCTGGTTGCATAAGATAGATGCACTGTCATTGTGTTATCCTTTCTTGTAGCACACAGCTTTAATGAAGAGATGAGACTAACCTGGGTGTTTGTATCTTGAAAGCTCTTGTATTGTCATCCGCTGCTGAGAACTGTACATTCCTCTGCATTTTAATAGCTGAACTAACTGATGACCCCTACCTTTGCAACGGATTATTATTACTTTTGCGCTTTTGGATAGTGTCTGAGTTTCTGATCATTTTCACAGCTGCTCCTTATCCTTCTTCATTGTTAGCTTTTGATTCTTATGTACTTTACATAAGCAATTAAATTTTTCAACTTAATTAAATACCTGTGTGTGTGTTGCAATGTTATCCTTCCATAATAAAATCAAATGGGTTTACTAATACCAATGGGCTTAGTGGTTGTCCTTTGAAATAATTAATGAGGTTAGCTACAGTGACAGAGCATACTGTCTGTACCGTAGGCATAATACTTAGTGTCATGTTGCACGCACTGACTGGTGTGTTAGCCATGGCTTCTTCATGTGTGAAGTTCATTGACTCTTTGAGTGAGACTTTCTGTCTGTCATTAGACCAGTCGGCTGCGTGATGTGTTGCATCTTTTAATCTCATGCGTATGTCTAGCATAGCAGAAATTGTTTGCTTATGGTAGTGATAATTTAAAATTCTTTTACGTGTATCAATATGATCCAGTGCTAAGATAACAATTCCTCTAAGGGTATCATCATCCCATGCACCATGTTGTACAACCTGTGCTCTTGGGGTGATAGCCTTATAATGTTTTGTTAAAGCCACTGTCTTCAACTCATCCACGTCCGACCACACATACTGTTGGTTGGCTATGTTATGTTCTTCAACTGTGTCGAAGTCCCATAGGTGTATGTCTGTGATACCACACCTGGCTAACATAATAGCTGTTGTTGAACCAAGTGCCCCGCATCCTATGATGTGGATAGGCACAGTGACTACTGATGGGTCAAAGAAATCTATAAACTTTTTCATGTGCCTACCTCCTTAGTAGTGTGTACCCCATGGTGGTCCAGTTGATAATAACTTTGAGGCACTTGTAGTTGTTACGTAGTTGTCCATCTGTTGCTGTGCCCATGTTTTCTTTATAGTTTTTGGTACTATGATTTCAATGTCGTCATTCTCAAACATGATGTTGTTAGTGTAGTCATAGATACGAGCATAGGTAGCACCACGTTTGTTCATGATAAGGAATATATAATAAGTCTTAACATGTTCAAGCAGTGTGCTATAGTAATCTTCATCAGTGCCTGAAGGACTAACACCCATGTTAACATGTGAGTGTCCTTGCATACGCATGCTGTTGTATGTCTTGTCATCTAATTGTTCCTGCCATGCAGTGTACCCTTCATCTGCTTCTACTGTGACTGGCCCAGTTATTTGTGGGTAGCATAATGTGTCATGTACTGTAAAGACAAAGTTGTTACGGCTGACTGTGTTGTGCCATGCTATCTCTACATTACATTCATCAACGAGTTGTTGCATCTTGGTGTATGCTTTCTCTGTGATTGTTATGACAGGATGCATGTTTCTTTTTACCCTATCATTTACTTCGTAGAGTTCTGATAAAGAGACTTGCCCTTTAAGTTTAAGTTGACTGAGTATATCTTTTAAGTTAGATGCGAGCTGCTTGTTGTTGAGCATAATGTGTTTCATAAAGTTCTTTCCCTCCTTGTGTGTCCCATCCTGTAGTAGTGCGTACCTTGATAAGGCCATCACCTTTTAGGTAATCTATAATTTCTCTGTGTATGGTTGGAGCTACTGAAGCATCATAGAAGTTGAAGTTACCTACTGCCTCTGCTGCTGCTATGAACATCTGATCAACCTTTCCTTCAGAGAAATATTTTTTAATCTGTCCCTTGCCATGAGCAAAGCAATCGAAGTGATTGATGTGTGTGTTACCCATGTTCCATTCTTTGTTACGTGGTATGGTTTCTCCTGACATGTTGTATAATATAGCAGACCCACCTTCTACTTGTATGCTGATAGAGCTACCAATGTATAGCTTTAAAGATATGGTATCTGATACAGGTATCTTCAGTGTGCCTTGCTCTAGCATGTTGAGTATACCCGGTGGTAGTAACTCTGGATCGAAAGCATTTTTTTCTACGGCACGTATGACATTGTTTAATGAAGAGGATGGTGTAAGGTATGTGTCAACAGTTAGTTTGATTCTCTTGGATTCTTCTGAGAAATAATAACCTGTGACTATGCCATCCTCATGAGCTTCCTTCAGTCTGCTACCGAAGTTAACTGTTTCATCTAAGCCATGTTGAATTGCATATAGTCTTTGCTCTAATGTAAGACTGCTAATACGCAATGAGGAAGCTAGGCCTATGTGCCTGTTATAAGATTCCTCATTAGATGACAATGCATTCTTGATGTCGTTGATAACTGCACTACCCATGTAGGTATCTAATTGTTTAAAGATTTGATCTCTCTTCTCTTGTTGTAGCTGTGCTATTACCTCAGGTGTAATGAAGGAACCAAACAAATCTCTGAAGGTGCGTATGTGTAGGATGCCTTGACTATTAAATGCATCACGTACTCTGTCTATGCTATCATAGTTTAACCGTGGGTCTTGTACATCCATGAGTGCTACTATGATAGAGACATAGGTGGTGTATAATAAATGTTTGTCTGCATCAGGTCGTATGATAACTATGTTATTACCATCTGTAAGTACAGTGGCATTGTTTCTACCTGGTCCAATGTATAAGGACTGAAGCATAGCATCAAATTTGAATGAGTAATCTAATAGTCTTTCAGTCATCTCAGTTATGAATGCCTTGTTGCTTGCTACGTGTGGTGCAAATGGTGCACTAATGATGAACACATGCTTGAACAAAGAGTTGAGTGTTGTAAGAGTTTCATTTATTATGTTGTTTATGATTTGGGTTGTGTGCCCTACCATGTCTGTAGTGTTGTGCTCGAAGTGTATGTGTGTGTTACTATTATCTAATGAATTCATTAGTGAGTTGATAGTGTAATCGTCCTCATCTGTTACATTACCTGCACACTTATATGTTAGTGTTGTTTTCAACGCTGTGTTTGATATGATATGCATGTGCCCCTCCTAGTGTAAAAATAAAGAGCAGCCCGAAGGCTACCCGTTATCTGATTTAACTGTTACTGTTAGTCGGCATAATTCATCTACATAGTTTTCAGTGAATGATTTGTTTAACTCAGCGTGAGTTAATGTGATGCCATCTAGTGAAACAGTTGCTCCGTGTAATTCAATGGTTTGACTCTGAAAGAATTCCATGATGCTGTTGTCCTCTTCAGCATGGTATGTTGTTCTGCCTTCAGGTGTTGTTACTTTAACTTCAATCATAATGTCCTCCTTAGGATATGAAAGGGGCGAACCCCTTAGTTGTCGTGACTAAAATTCTTCTGGTGTATCCAGTACTGATAGTAAAGAATCAATAGGCTCACATGCGTCAGCGATTTGTTGCTTGATAACTGGTAGATACTTAGCAGCAGATACTAATGCTTGACCGTACTCAACCTTTAAAGATTCTTTTGCTTCTTCTAATGTGTCTGAAGGATTAACATGTAATGCGATTGCAAACCTTAATTCTTTTTCTTCAGACAAACAGTTAGCTGTGAATGAGAAGCCGTTGATCGTTGCATTGGCTGGTCTAATGTGTAGGGCAAGAGAGTACAGGGTATCCCCTTCTTCATCTCTAACACGTAATGCTTGAGGTGCATAGATTGCTGCTTGTTTCATTTCTTCTATAGAGATTCCTGTCTCTACTAGTACCATGCCTGATGCTAATTTAATATTCATTGCTTACCTCCTCGGTAAATTATATTTGAGTGATGACTACCACCACTTAATCCACAACACCCAACAAGACCCACACTTAATAATCTCTAGAGATATTAGTTAAGCCTCGTTGTCTTAGGACTCTGTAGACTGTAGGTGCTGAGCAATCTAGTTCCTCTGCTACCTGTGCTACTGTCCATCCTTTGATTTTTAATCTGTTGATGTAGTACTTGTCTGTCTGTGCCACTGCCTTGCCTTGCTTAAGTCTATCCATGATGCACCTTGGTGTGCTTACAAAAGTAATCAACTTGACTGGCGGGTACCATGTATGTTGCTGAGCCTTGCTTGATGAACCAACCTCTGTCTAATGCAGTGCGAATAAGTTTACCCATGGTAACAGATCCTATAGACAATGTCTTACAGAATGCTGGTTCAGTGGGTATGTATGCTGGTTGTTGGGTAGCCTTTAAGAATAACTCACGTACCTTAGTGTTACCTGCTAGATATTTAAAAAATCTTTTAGATGTATAGGTGCCATCAAGTCTTGAGTCTGATACCTTAGCCGGTGTGCTAGATTCTTGTGGCTCTGTTGGTCTAGGTTGTGGTATGTCTATGACATCCATTTCTTTGAGTGCGTTGTACTCTGGGTTGGCGTATACTTCAACGAGCATCTTAAGTCCAGCGAGTTCCTCTTGGTACATAGGTACTATCTTCTGCAGATAGGTGATACGATTGTGCATATCTTTTATTGATAACATCTTGACCTCCTGTATTCCATGACATCCAACACACACCACACTATTTGTTGTACTTATTTCTGTGTAACTTAGCCCTTGCTATCATTGCATTGAAGAGAGTGACGTTGTCTGCCTCTTTGTTAATGTTCTTGGTAGCAGTGGTGCTGTCTGATATAGGTCTGCCGAATTGTTTACTAGTGTAAGCTGGTGGTGGATTTATTTTTGCCATGTGTTCCTCCTACTTGTGTGGGATACCCCACTTCTTTAGTGTACGTGTGACTTCATCTTTGAAATGTTGATAGCCTTCTGCTGGTGGTACGTACACAAAGTCTGAGTCTGTGTAGTCATACCTGCGGTAGTCTATACCTGCAAAGGATGTGGATCTTTTGCCTAGTATATTAGGTGTGACCTTCTCGATGGAGCAGTACATGTCCCCTTCTCTGAAGAGATGTATAGGGTGACCACGTTCTAGTGGTGGGAATTGTTCTATCCATAGCTCGAAGCCTCCGATGCTGTTGTCAAATCTCATGTGTTTATAGTTTGCCATGTTGTCCTCCTAGTCTCTGATTGCATTGATACGTTGGATGATGGTGTCGTTGATGTTAGTGAGTTGCTTGATGAATGTAGCTATGCCCATGTCATTCAGTGGTAGAGTCTGAGGTGTTAAGAGTTGACACTCTGGTCCGACATGCATAAAGAATTGTTTGGTCTTGGGTAGTTGTACTATAGTGATGTTGTCTGGGTCATGCTTGTTACTGAATACAATACTGTCGTTTGATTGACGTTGTGTCCAGTTACCTGTGCGTTGGATAAGCGTTTCTATTACAGTGTTGTTGGTTATATTCATAGTACCTCCTAAGTATACGATAGTCTGTCCAGAATTAAAAGAAAAAAAGGGGACGGGCCCCTAGTCTTAGATGAGTGACTCAATGGTGTTTGATTCTTTGATGTACTCTATTGGTTGTGTACCTACTACCCAGTTGTTACCTACGTAGTCTCCGTTAACCTGGTGTTGGTAAGTAAATGTAAAGTCTTTGCCTACATATACTTTGTCTCGTAACATCTGTGCTCTGTCAGAACCTTCAAGGCCATACTTATCAGCGAATGCTCCTAAGAATTGTGAGATGCCACGGAAGTTTTCTCTCTCGAAGAGTGTGATGGTTACTGGTCTAGTCTGTGATGCGGTAGGTGTAACGTCAATAGAGATTAGACCTGTGATGTTGATGTAAGTGTTGCCCTTCTTGTCCATCTTAAGTTCACTGTCCTCGATGCGAACTGAATAGACTGCAGTAGGTAGTGCGCCGTAAGCTTTCTTGCCTTCAAACTGTGCGAATAGATCTATTGTTGGTGTTGTTTCCTCTGTTGTTGGTGCGTTGCCTAGTAGTGCTTCACGATTTAACATATGATACTCCTTTCGTAGTCAAGTAATACAATCACACCACCCCCTAATACACCACATATGTTAGTGTATTCTGTAGGTTTGTGTTGTATATATTTCATATCATCCATGTCCACCCACACTGTTTGGTTTTGTGTTGGTTTGTGTCTGATATATTTCATATCACCCAGGCTGATACACACAGTGTGTGAGTGTACGACAGTTGTGTTGTGTGGTTTGTGTGGGTTTGCGCCTTTGAATTTAGGGACGCAGTCCCAAGTACGACAGTGATGTCATACTCAGGACTTGTACCCTAGAGTGTAGCCTCTATAGTAGAGACTCCACTGTTGGTGCTATTGTTTCTTTGACCTTACCTATGTTGATGTAGTGTGTTAGCTCTCCCTCTTTGTTAGGTCGTTCTACATTTGAGATGTACAGTTGCTTGCCTATTGCTAGGGCTGGTGTGCCACCTGTAGGTAGGATGATGCTGTTCATAAGCTGTCCTCTTAATGAGAGGTTGGTGCTTACTAGTTCTTCAATGAAGTAGCTGATGCTTTTGTATTTAGATGTTGTATCTAATCGCATAGTTTTTTCAGTACCGTTATCTAGTAGCAGTATTGCTTTAAGGAATGGTGCTGAGTTAGGGTACTGTGTAGGTGTTAAGCTCTTGACAGTGACAAGGTGGTTACCTAGTGCTAATGGTTCTGGTGCTGTCTGTCCTTGGAAGAGTGCCATTAATGCTTGAGCTGCTGCGTCTTGTACTTGTGTACCTTCTGTTGCTTCTGTTGCTTGGTTAAGTAATGCTGATGCGTTGATAGTATTGTTAGTCATGATAGTTCTCCTTTGATATTAAAAGTAAGGAGATGGGACAGCCCCACCTCCAATGGTATGTGTACTGTTTACTTTTGAGAGCGGTCCTCACGAACTCTCTTAGTAATGATATCAAACATCTTAGCACCTGCCAAGGTAGGTGTGATGCTTGATGCTTTCTCAACAGCTTGATAATGATCAGGTAGTTGATTGCTAGTGATGACAGCATCTAACTTAGAGGTGTCACCTATTGTTACCTGACCTAGTTGGAAATCTAATTCCATTAGTCTGTCATACTTAGGCGTGAATGCCTTGATAGCTGACATGTCAGGTGATGCCTTCAGTTGATTGAACTCAAGAGTTAATGCTTCTTGTTCAGTCCGTAAGTCCTTGTAGCTAGGTTCCCCTAGTTGATAGAACTCATTGACTAAGTAGTCAACCATGTCTGATTCTAATTGATGTGATCCAAGTACTGTGTACTGTCCAGCTACTAAGTTGCTACTCATCTTACCACCTTGGATAGGTGCGTAGAGTGAGGTGTAACTAGATTGTACTACACGGTATGCACCTTGTCCTGTACTGTGATAGACTCTACCATAGTTAGGAACTGGTGTGAGTACTGAAGAATACAGACCTGATGGTGTGTAATCCTTTAGTGCCTCAGCTACATTGAACTTGCTGATGTACCCAGCGAGTACTGTGTAGTTGTCTTGATCCATTCTCATCATCTTGAAGAGTTCTCTAGATTGATTGAGGTGTTCAAGCATAGCATAGTACTGTGATTGTTGGTCACTGTTGACCTTGTCATATACATCATAGCATGCTGATAGGTTCGCAGGTTGCTGTGCTGTATGCTGACGGAGTTTCTTACCGAAGTCTGTAGTCTGACTCTTAGGTTCAGTACCAAAGAACTTTCTAAGGTTCGGTAACAAGTAGTAGTAAGTACCACGAGTTACTGTGTGTGGTCTGTGTAAGTAGTCACCTACATTGTACATGAACTCTTCTTTATCTGATGAGATTACAGGTTCAGTGGTGAAGCTAGTGTTAGCATACACGTCCTTGAAGATCAAGGTGTTGTGTTTCATCAGGTTCTGAAGCTTGTAGATTTCATGTCTGCCAAAGTTAATGCTGAAGCTTTGTATCTGACAATACTCTCCAAGTATAATGGTGATTGGTGTGTCACCTATTTTCTTGTGAGACTTTTGTGCAGTTAGATCTTCAAGGTCTATTGCTAGTGTGCCCTGAAGAAGTTTGATTTGTGCAGACTTTTTAGTGAATGAATAATGTTTCATGTTACCTCCTATGTTTAGTTAGTTGATGGTACCCTAACCACAGGGATGTTCGTTGTAGATTGAGGACCACATCTCTGTGGCTTGTTGCTATGTTGTTGATTGGCATCACTCCTTTCATGATTGTTACCATCAGTGTCAGTACCATATACATCCTCGATAGTTTAGTTACTTATCAATTGATGTTGCATGTTACTGTTACTTATTACTTCTTAAGTATGCTAGTGCTATCTTATCTAGTTCAGTTGTAGTTACCTGAAGATGATAAGCAATAGCTTTGTACATTCTAGCTGCCTGATTGCTAGGTTGATCTGATAATATCTGAATCCATACAGAAGATAGAGTGATTAACTCTTGTCTTTCAGATGGGTAGATTACTCTCATGTCCTTAGCAGTATGAGCCCTACATAAAGCTAGAGTATATACATGTAGATTGTGAATACTGAATGGGTAGATTGCTAATTCCTTTGCAGTATTTATTTCTAATGCATGATACTCAGCCTCTTGTGGTGTCATAGTTCTTGGCATGTTGAAGTTGTTAAGTGTATAGTTAGTATTATTAGTCATGTGTGTGTCCTCCTCAGGATATGAGGATGTACATGATACTAACACTGATGTTTAGTTGTTGATTGATTGACTGTGTTTAGTCGATGAATGCCTGAATGATGTGGGCACCTAATGAATAAGGATTGAACTGTTGCTTGAGGGCAATGAGTTGTTCCTTAGTCATGCATCTACTAGTTGGTGTTGTTGCTGTTCTTGCCCTGTCAATGAGGTGTGCTACCTCTTTGTTATAGGGAAGATAAGCTACATTCTTATGGTGTTGGTACATCACCTGATTGAATGCTAGTGATTGTTCATGCCTGTTCATGTTGTCTCCTTTCTCGTCGTATACACATGCTAAATGCTTGTGCAGTATTATTTATATGAACACTCAATATGAGTGGAGTTTGTTAAGTATTTAACTAATGATATTGTTGGAGGATTTTCAGTGTGCTGTCGTAAACCCTCGAATTAATATAGTTTTCTATACTGATAATGATTCTTATTGTGTGAATTGTGTGGAGATATATACACAATGATAATACTAGTATAACTATATATATTATATTTAACTAAAAAAAAAAAGTTAAAGATAAAGAGAAAAGATATGAGAAGGTGGAAGTAATTGGGAATAGAAATAACTAACTACATAGGTAATATATAGGAGATGTATGATAAAAGTTTAACAAACTAAATCATCCAATGGTGGAAGTATATTACATATGGTATAGTGTATTGGAATTAGATATATCATGTGGTATAATGAGGGTACAGAATATATAAGGACCTTTAAATTAGTTAAGCAACCCACAGGGGTTGAATGTTCGATATAGGGGGGTGGGCTTTAAATGTAAAAGTAAAGGTCAGTAAAGCTTATATATAAAAAATTGCTGGTGTTAATGTTCTAATAATATAGGGATAGATATAGACACCTATAAAGGGGGGCCTACTTTGAAACATGAGGACGTACTGAACTACCTAGAGGAGCAGATAAAAAATACAGCCACATCAAGGAAATTAATCAATTTAAGATCTGGTGTGCCCTATGATTTAATGAACAGACTCCATAGGCAAACAGGTATGAGAGTGTCCACCTTTATGCAGGCACTCAATGCCATAAACAATAACAAGCAACAAAGGCAAGAAGACATCATGCAAACATTGGCCAGGAACTTAAACAAATACTTTAGCACTTCTGTAAGAGCCTTTGCAAGGAAAGTGCAAATGGATTACTGGACCATACTAGCATTAACCAACGCCTCAAGAAGAGATACCTACATAGCAACCTTAGATCAATTGGCTAATCAATTGGATACCACAATAGTAGAGTTACTAACTGAAGACAAGGAGAAGACATTATGAGTAAGATCATCATCACCATTCAGCAGGACACAGAAACACAGGAGCAGATAACAGGCATTGATGGGAAGGTTACCCTAGAAACATTCATGTCTTTGACAGCCACTTCTATACTGGGCATGCTACACCAGACATTAGACCAAGCCAAAGCAGAAGAGAAAGCAGATTTAAAAGAATACTTATTTGACCAGAGCAATGAACTCTTCAGTTCTATACTCAATGCTTTTGCACCAGAGATTGAGCTAAGACCAGACATCACTGAAGAAGCTATCCTGAGAGCAGAGCTAGAGATACATAAGGAAAACAAAACAAAGCTAGAGGTTATTAAGTAATGAAGTGTCCGACATGTGGGAATCACATTAAGAAAGCCAGTACCATCTCAGGGAATGCCAGTGAGTTTTGGTTTGAATGCTCTAAATGTAATACCTATCTTAACTCCTACAAACCTCAAGACCATCAGATGGCTACACACAAGGACCTCCACCTATACATCATGAACGCTGGAGCATATGGTTCAGGAAAGACTTTAACCTCTAGGGAGGAAGTATATAGGCATATCATGATCACACCCAATGCCAACATCCTTATAGGGGCCAAGGTATCCAGCCAGTATGAGCAGACCATTAAGAGAGACATAGAGAATGACTTCCCTAAAGCCCTGGTAGCTAAGGTGAATATACAGAAGTCTTACATTGATTTCATCAACGGTGCCAGACTTATGTTCAGACCCTTTGATGACCCAGAGAAATTAAGGTCACTGAACTTAACCATGTTCGTAATAGTGGAGGCATCTGAAACAACAGCTGAAACCTTCCAGCAGTTAAAGACCAGAACAAGAAACTCTGCAGCCTTTACAGCCACACACGATTGGCGTAGAGGTATTGTTGAAACAAACCCAGGGGCAGGATGGATCAGATCAGACGTACTCTTGAATGCAGAAGTCATTGAAGTTCACGGGGACTCTGAAGAAATATACCCACCTAGTCTTTCACCAGATCCAAACATCTCAGTACACATCACCACCACATCAGCCAACAAGTACCTACCCCCTAACTTCATCAATGAGCTGTCAACCAACAGACCTCTATGGTGGGTTAAGAAATACATCCATGGCTCTTTCCAGTATGCAGAAGGACTGGTTTATCCAGGGGCATCAAGAGCAGTGGTAGAACCATTTGACATACCACCACACTGGAGAAGGGTAGTTGCCTGTGACTATGGCCTATCAGATAAGTTTGCTTTCCTATCCGTAGCCATTAGTCCAAGGGGTATAGCCTATGCTTACAAGAACAAGACCACCACGGACATGGACATAGAGGCACTGTCTCATATGTACTATGAATTTGTAGATGACATACCTTACGGTTCCTTATACACCGCACCAATCATGGACCCTAAGTCAGGTGCCAAGAGAGACTACAACAAGAAGACCCTCTATGATCACTTCCTTGATTACGGAATCTTCTTTCAACCAGGCCACATACAAGTGGACGCACGTATCTTCAGGGTTAACACCTTCATAAATTCCGGGAGGCTGAAGATATTCAGTACATGTACAGAACTCTTAGAGGAAATCAATGACTACAAGTTCCCAGAGAAGTCCTTGAATGCTTCGAGACACAACCAAGACAAGCCAGTGGACAAGAACAATCACTCTATCAACCCACTGGAATGGATATGTATGGCACTACCAGCAGACCCATCCAAGTTAGTCCTCATCAGTGGTTCCTACTACGGTTCAAATGATGGAGAGACAGGACAAGCAGAAGGAAACGGCTGGCAATTAGATGACGACCGCAAGGAAGTAGGCTCTACAGTCTTCAGACTTGCAGACATGTACTAAGAATAAGGAGGAAGTATGGAAATTTTTGGATTAAGTCTCATAGCCATAGCACTTATATGGTCACGCAAGCCCCCAACCTTTAAGATTCACTACCAGAACACCAACACTCTGCCTACCTATGAGCCATTGACGGAGGAAGAGCTGCAAGAAATAGAGAAGAAGGTGAACAAGGACCCATCGGTTAGCTTCGCTGAGGCCTTGAGCAACGCCATGACTGCATTAGGAGGGGACGATGAGTAAAAAATCAGACAAGCTTACCACCAAGGGTGTAGAATTACCGGAAGGTGTGACTCTTCAGGACCTTAAGTCCAACTGGGACGAGGCCTTAAGAGAATATGGCCCAGCATTTAAGCGTATGAGAATTATTGACGGCACATATAGGGGGAGATTGTGGAAAGTCATCAAGGCTTCCCTACCAAAGGACCAGATCCTGGCAGATACCAACCATGTTGCCTACGTTGCCTCCAATTTACTGGCATCATTGTACTCAGTGGGGCGATCGGCCGACATTCACGCCACCAATGAGGAGGATATGGAGATTGCTACCCACCTGACCCTGGTATTGGACCACATATGGGGAACAAAGAACGTACCCTACTACCAAATGCTAGCAGGTGAGCGAGCTGCCGTAACAAACCTAGGCATTACCCAGGTAGGTTGGGAAGGTGACGTACTTACTGGACGTGATGTTACATTACAGAAGGGCACACCTGTATTTAAGAACGTTGACCCCATGACATTCATGCGTGACCCCTATGCAGACAGTATGGAAGAGGCAGCCTACGCAGTGAAGTGGGATAACTTCCATAAGCAAACCATATTGCGTCATGACAACTACAGAGAGGCCTTCAAGAAATACTTAGAGACACATGACGGTGGGTCTAGTGCAGTACCTAAACCACAGAAGGCAACTGACCAACCCAACAAAGCAATGGCAGACAGATATGATGTGATCAAGCACTATGTCTTTGATGAAGGAGACATGCACATCATACACACCATTGACAATGAGTATGTTCTTCAGGTAGAGGAATCAGCCAAGCCTGCAGTGCTACCATTTGCAGAGTTGTTCTGTAACCTGCCTAGTGGTGATGTCATTGGTTCAGGAGAGCCATCAAAGATATTCACAAACTCTGTGGCTTACAACTGGTTGAACTCTACCATACTGACAGCAGAACATAAGAGACAGAACCCTGTACGCTTTGTGAATGTGCAGAGCCAGATCAACTTACGTGAGTTCATGAAGCACGGTACTGAAACAGATAGAGTCTTCCAAGTACAAGGGGATGCAACCAAAGCAGTCCACTACCATGAAGGACAACCTATCTCACCTGTGGCTATACAAACTATGAACTCTTTGGCCATGGACATACAACAGGTAACAGGTATCACAAGCAAGTACACTGGCGCAGACACAGGTTCATTGCTAACCACAGGTGGTATGGAGCAGATGTTAGACCAGGCCACTATGATAGACGCACCTAAGATTGCTAACTACGAAGAGTACACCAGACGTATGACAATCCTATTGCTGAGTAACTTGATTGAGCATGGTGGCAAACGTAACTACCTGGTCAAGGATGCAGAGAGTGGTGAGCACAAGATGATTGAAGTTAAGTTCAACACCTTGAAGGATAATTCAGTGGGTTATAAAATCTTTGACTACCCTATTGCTATCTCACCTCACCTACCAAAGAACAAACAACGTATAGCACAGATGGCTAACGTCATCATGGAGAAGCAGATGCAATACAACCAGAGTGGTCAGCAACCAATCACATTGATCACACCACAAGAATGGTTGATGATGCAAGACCTACCAATGAAAGAGATGATGCTTAAGCGTATGGGTATTGAACAAACCAAGTCATACGTGGATGAAGTAACAAAGACTATCTTCCAATATGCTGACCTCCTTGAAGGGGGCATGGATGAAGAGCAAGCACTAATGGAAACAGCCAACGCTCTTCAGACCAATGCACCATCAGAGTATGGTGCCTCAATGCAAGAGATGCCAATGGGTCCAGACCCTAGCAGTATGCCTGGCATGCCACCACAAGAGCAAGCACCTGTGCAGGAGGAGCAATACCCTCCAATGGAAGAAGACTTCTTCTAATATGTCAACCCTACGGGGTTGACTTTTTTTGCTTTAATAGGTATAATAACTTAAAGGCCACGGCTTTCTCCGTGAGTATTACAATCATACCCCGCCGTGTATGATGAAGGAAAGGAAATCGGTAGTTATGGATAACCCAAAGAAATTTAATTTACAATTCTTCGCAGAGGAAGATGGCGAGGACACAGAAATCTCAGCAGTAAATCAACTTGACTTGTTAATGGACGCTGGTAAGACCGACGCAGACTTACAAGAAGATGATGAAAACCCAGAGGAAGATGATGCACCTGAGAAGGAAGCAGATGAAACTGATAAGGGGGGTGACCAAGATCTCACTGATCAGGAGGACGAAGACACTGAAGCAGAGGACGAGCCAGTTGAGAAGGCAGTCAAGCAACAAGCACCTGCGGATAAGAAAGCAGCTGCAGCGTATGCTAAGTTAAGAACTGACAATGCCAAACTCAACAAGACAATTATGCAGATTGCCAAGGCACTTGATCTGGACACAAGCAAAGGTGACGTACTCGTTGGTCTATCAAATCTTGCAGCTAATAAACTGGCGCAGAAAGAAAATTTATCTGTTGAGGTATATAACGAACTCAACACCACGAGAGAACAGTTACAAGAATTACAACGCAAGCACAATGTAGATGCCGCTAGAAAACAAGTGTATGACTTGAAGGTTAAGTATGGGCTAGAAGAAGATGACCTCGGAACATTCCTAGATTCACTGGATGCAGAAGGTGTCAATCCTATAGATGACCCATCAATAGACCTAGAGTATCACTACTACAAAATGAACAAGGATACCATCTTGGACACTGTAAAAGAAAAAGCTAGACAAGAAGCATTGAAAAGTTCTCTGGCGGGGAAAGCAAATAAACCAGGTAAACTTACAGGTAAGCGAGCACCAGACAATGACAAGAAGATTGATAGTGTCAAAGGTTTGGACGAACTTATGGCTGGGAGATAACCTAAGATGATTGTAATATAAGGAGGAAATATGGCTACACTTAATGCATTACAACCTATGGCTGATATTAACAGCCACATTGAATACGTAAACAAACATGGCGCAGGAGTTGTAAACCCTGAGACATTTTACACAAAGCAATTATTAGATACCATCCGAATTGATGGAGACCAATACATCTACCACATGGTAGCTGATGAGTCACCAATCCAAGACAAGGCAGACAAGTTAACTGTAAGACGTTGGGCACCATTGCAAGCACACACTGTGCCATTACCTGAAGGTGTTCCACCACAATCAGACAAAGGCTCAGTTGAAGTTTATGAAATGGAAGCAGACGGTTATGGTAGATACATGGAGTTTACGGACAGAGTAAGCTTCAAAGTAGTTGACCCAGTTATTGCACACTACTCAGCACAGTACTCACTTGTTGCATTAGAAACAATTGACATGCTTGCTAGAGAAGAGTTACTTTCAAAAGCTCAACGTCACTTTGCTGGTGATGCATTGAACATTGAAGGTATGAGAATAGCAACAGGTGTTCCTAAATTATCTGACATGAGATTGATTGTTCTTTCTTTAAAGAGACAATTAGTTAAACCTAGATCAGGCGCAAACTACACAGCTATTGTTTCTTCAGAATTTGTGTATGATATGTTAGACGATCCATACATTGAAAAGTACATGAGCATTAACCAGACTACCAAAGGTATGATGGATTCTATTCATGGTGATGTATTGATCCCATTGTTTAACCTTGAGTTCAAAGAGACTATGGTATGTCCTACTACTTCAGAGTTCATTGACTCTGGTGGTAAGAAGTCAATCATAGCTTACAAAGTTAAAGATGCAACAGATGATGGCACTGCATGGGTTGGAACATTAGACGCACTAGGTTATGTTTACAGAACTTTCAACACTGATGATGGAGAGTACTCTTTGGTATCAGGTTATGTTAAAGATTCAAGAACAGGCAAAGATGCTTCTTACATTCCTAACCAAGATGTATGGACATTACCTGATGGTTGGTCAGAGTTAAAGATTCACCATATCTTAATCTTAGGTCAAGGTGCTTTAACTAGAACTGGATTAGCTGGAGAGCAAAGTGCTAAGATGTACGCTAAGCCATTAGGTTCAGCAGGTCCTTTAGATCCAATTGATCAAAGACAATCAATTGGTTTCAAGATCAACTCTGTTGGGTATGGTTCAACTAGATTGGAAGCAATCGTAGACTACATGTGTATCCCGACACAAGCTAATTTATAGGAGGTTACCCATGGCAGCAAAAGATAAAGCTAAAGAAGATGAGAACATTGCAGCAGTACACGCAAGGTGTGAAGAGTTAGGTATAGACCCTGGTAAAAAAGGTGTGGCTACTTTACTTGAGAACATTGAGATGGTTGAGGCAGCGCTGGCTAACATGCCAGCTAAGCCAGTTAAGAAAGTAATGCGACCAGAACATGTTAACGAGCGTGCTGCTCAGATGAAGAAGTCTGAACAATACAAAGCAGAAAAGAAAGTGGGTGTATCCATATCACCTATGTACTCTAATGAGTTTGGCAACACCATGCCCATCTCATTGAATGGTGTTAGGATATATATTCCATGCGATGGCAACACGTACAATGTACCAGAGTCTTTCGCAATGGAAATCAGAAGAAGAATATACGCCGTTGATACAAAAGCTAAGAGACGTAAGCGTATGGCTTCAGTACAAGATAACTCGGAAAAGTCACCTGGTGAAATTAGGTTGTTCCGATAAACCACAAGGGGAGGCTAATCAGCTTCCCCTTTTTTCATTATACTAAGGAGGTTCTATGAAACTTAATGACATAGTAGCCAGAGTAAATACATTGCTAGCAGGGGAACGCCACTCCTATAGGGACCTGGTGATCCACCTAGATGCAGCCATAGATGACATCAACGCACAGTTGAACGCAACCTTCCCTGCATTTTCTGAGTTACCTGTAGGTACAGACACTTATGACTTCTTCCCTGACAGGTACATCAGAACCGCTGTGGCAACAGGGGCAGCGTGGTACTACTTTGTAACAGATGAAGAAGGCGAGATGGTGTCACAGCAGTACACCTTCAACTATGAACGAAATCTATTTGTCATGGTGCGTGACTACTTAGCTCTAGTGCCTATGGCCTACCGTGCAGACCTAGCCTTTGATGATCTGACAGGGGAGTACTACTACACACCAGACGTATCCCTCCGACTGAATGATGACATGGAGAAGGATAGGAGAGGAGTGGTTATAGATGCAACCTACATCATCCCGTAACACATACAGAAAAAGAAGCCGTGAAGCTAGGGGTGCCCTGACTGAGACAGGCTTCGGTACCACTATGACTTACACAGATAACCCTATCATGGGAGCCAAGTCTAGACTGCTTGTTAATTATATTCAGAAAGACTTCGGCACGAGAGCTAGGCCCAGAGGGGGTTACAGGAAAACAATAGATGAGTTACCACTGGGTGCTGGTATGGTTAATCCCTATGTACACCACACGGGTATCACACTGGTGACCAACACAGTGACAGGAGACACAGCCATCAGACGTTACTCATTGATTGTCAGTGACCCTGGTCCCCTATCAAACTATGTAGATGTAGCAGGTAGTAAGATTGTTATTGAAATTCCTTATGACAGACAAGATGTTATCATCGCTGTAGATGAGGAAGAGACCACCTCTACTTACCTAGTGCTATCTAATAATGTGGGTAGTCCTTATGCCATCAGACATAACCCTAGAGGTATGCTGGTTAAGAACATGGGTATCCTAGTGGATGCACCAACCCCTATAGGTGTGCACACAAGTGTAGCATCCAACACCTATCTGCTAACAGACCAAGGGTTAGGAAGATTAGAGGTTAGTGTGAGTGCCGGAGTTTACACACATGGGGTAGCACTAGTAGAACCCACAGTAGTCAACCCGACCACTGCACAAAACTATGGTTACAACATGCTATTGGATACCCCTTACTTATTTGACAACGTGGAAACAGTGGAAGGTAGAATCACAGGTGCCATACCTTATGATGCTGTTGAGACCACTCGTGTAAAACTCCACGCCAGACTGGGTGAAAGAGTTTTATTCAGAGCCACCTATGAATACAAGACAGGCATCAACTACAGATTCAAATGGGAGATGCAAAGCATAACAGGCACCACCACTACTGAGGTTCTTCAGACCGCAGAAGCATCCCCAAACTACGCTGACGGTGCCGACGCAAGTATAGAAGTTGTAGCACTACACAAACAGTTCTCTATCATCGTGACCATGTACGAAGCAGCTAACTTAGCAGAACCTATATGGGTGTTGGAGATTCCATCATACACTTTAGTAGAGGATGACGGAGACAGCGCTAGACCAGCAGACAACTTTGATTTTAAAACAGCAACACAGATGGCCAGTTGGAAAGGGCAGGTAGTTATGTGGGGTGTCGACAATGCAGAGACAGGCCTCTTCATGTCAAGCATCAACAACCCAACAGAGTTCCCCTACCCAC